TCAATTATCATGTCTATGTCACATGGCAGAATCTTCGGGTTGGATTTAATCATCCCTCGAAACTCGTTGAAGTCTATGTGGGGTGCATGAGCATTCCTCATCAACCTCATTTTGAGGTGGCTGTGGTTGTCGTAAATATACTGCTATCCAGTATGGTTGTGGGTGGAGGTTGGTTGCCAACCTGAGTTGGTGTTATGGATGTCGCCACTACATTGCCAAATGGATTGCTGTAAACAGTCATATTGCCAACCGTAGTAGCACTTCCCAATGCAGCCCCCATATTGCCGTAGAGGTATGTATCGCTGTATGCGCTACCACATACAAACAAGCCAATAATTATATAAATTATTCTCATAATATTCTCCAATTAAAACGGCAAGTTGTCTTCAAACTCATCAAATGGTGAGCTAGGATTAATCACTGGGGCGCTAGTTGCTTGCTTAACTGGAGCTGACCTAGCTTGCCACTCTGGAGACAGCGCTATCTTTGCCCTAGTGAATTCAGAGAATGACTCGTACATCTCCATGTCTGGCTCTTCAATCCAGAATATCTGGGTCTTATTAATTCCCTCTGGAAGTCCAGCTTGTTTGATGATGCTAGGCACGGGATTTATGGATACTATGTTGGTGTACTCTTTGCCATCCTTAGTGCTAGTAGCCGCTGTAATCATAGCCCACACACCTATCACGTTAGATAGTTCAAAGCCAAGCTCCTCTGCCTTAGTGAAATCCTTCCCCCTCCATGAGCACAAATCAAGTCTAAGATTTGACTTCTCGGACAGGATGTTTGAGTAGGTCTTGGTCATAGACATTGGCTTGCCTGCACTTGTTAGTATTGGCTGACCAGCGTCGTCCTCACCATGAATCTCAAATTGCAACATCACTTGAGGTATATTTTTTTTCTTTCCTTGCCACTCTTTTTCTTGTGTGCCTAAATCAATAATCCTATAACACCTAGCCAGATGCATACCTACTGGCACTGGTACAAAACTACATGACGACCCGCTTGATTTTGTTGTGAATCCCATTTGAATCTCCCATTTTTAGTTTAACTCCTAACCCACCCTCATACCGAATGGTTTCCCAGTCGGCTTTACTAGCAACGCCTGCCTCAGCCCTAGTCATGGCTTCTTCAAGAATCTGCATTCTTTCCAAATGTGCCTTATGCAACAGAATTTCTGAATCTAATCCAAACCCCTGTTCATCATCCTTATAAATGTCCGCATCCATTCCAAACTCATTTTTATCATAGTCGTTATTGTTCAATTTTCATCTCCTGTCTAATGCGTTCAAAGGTCTTTGATATGTCCGTATTGACTGAGCCTGTAGGGGTGTACTGATTATCTAGTACCCACTTACCCCTAGCCTTCAACCACTCTAGACTCTCTTGCCGTTTTTGCTTGTTGTACTTAGTCATATACACTTCCTCCCATTCCACTTTGGATTGTTACCTTGGCTGGCTTTCTAAGTTCTGGCGACTTGTAGCCATATTTTTTGGCTAGCAAATCTCCAGCATGGATGACACGCGCTCCTGCAATCGTGGGCTTAACCACGAAGCGCTCTATATCCTCATCAGTCCGTACACGATACGTACCAATGCGAGATATTTGGCTACCCGTCAACACAAGAGCAATTGAGGGCTTTAATCTGTGTAAAATATTGTTCATCTGATTTATGGTTAGGCAGAAGCGCTCCATCATTTGCTGTTTGGTACAGCCCTCGTTGTTGCGAACATAGTCCAGTATTAAATCTTTATTTGTTGCTGTTTGTAGCTTTCTATTGGTTTTCATTTTATCTCCACAGTAAACTAATTGTCAATGTATCAGATGTAATTTAAAATTACAACCCCCTTGCAAACTATTTTTATTAGTGTAATATGCAAATAGATTCACAACTACGGAGATTTGAAATGACACTCGAAAAGTTCTTTGAAGGAAAGCCGCGAGGCTCTAAATTGTTAATGGCTAAGTCGTTGGGTATATCCAAAACTTGGCTCTCACTTGTCATTAGTAGCCGTAAGCAAGCAAGCCCTGAGTTATGCGTTGAAATCGAGCGCTATACCCGTGGTGCCGTGAGTCGTAGGAATCTACGACCTGACGTATTTGGAGATATAAGAAAATGATATGGTACAAATTCCACGTTGGGGACTACGTCAACAAGACATCCCACATCTCAGATGCCGAAGACCTAACATACAGGCGTATGCTTGACCTGTACTATATTACCGAGGAGCCACTTTCGTTAAATATAGAAACAGTTGCTATGCAAGTCCAGATGGATGTTGACACGGTTGAGTCGGTAATAGATGAGTTCTTTGTTCGTGCAGACGATGGCTACCATAACTACAACTGTGATAACGCTATAGCAAAGTACACCGCACAGGTTGCCAACAATGTAGAGCTAGGTCTAAAAGCTAGGGGCAAACCAAAGCCACACAAGAATCCAAAACTAGCGGCAGTTCTAAGGGCACCAAGACTGAAGATAAAACTGAAGGTAAAAGCGAAGGGTTGAGCATGAATTACTATTTTCACAATATCGGTGATTATCGTAGAGACACTACCCACCTGTCTTTACTAGAGCATGGATTATATCGTCAGCTATTAGATACTTACTATCTTGACGAGCAACCAATTTGCGCTAATCATACGAAACTGATACGTTCGTATAACGTCCGTACAGAGGATGAGCAACAAGCACTAACAAATGTGTTGAATGACTTCTTTTTGTTGACAGAAAATGGCTACATACATACACGATGTGACAGTGAGATACTAAAATTTCACCAGAAAAGTGACAAAGCTAGGTCATCGGTAGCAGTCCGTTGGGCTAATAAAACCAAGGGTACTGATACGAACGTAATACGAAAGCAATACAAACGTAATACGAAGGCATTACTAGAAACATACGAAGGCAATACTAACCAAGAACCAATAACCAATATAAAACCCCCTATACCCCCTTCGTCGAAATTCGACGAGTTCTGGAATTTGTGGCCTCAGTCGAAACGCAAGGTCGGCAAGGTTGCGTGTTTGAAAAAGTGGAAGGCGTCTGGTCTGGATGCGATAGCCCCTAAGATTTTATCTAGCGTACAAGCTCTCAAGACCAGTGAACAGTGGGTTACAGGGTTTGAACCATCACCGATGACGTACATAAATCAACAACGGTGGGAGGATGAAACGGTAGTTTCGTTTGGGCAAGGTAGGAGAATTATATGACCTCTCAGAACGCTCAGGAATCGACTTTGATGATGCCTAGGCTACCTATACATATAACAGCATACGTTCGTCCACTGATGAGAATCCTAGTGAGAATTAGAGGCATATTATGACCCCAGTCGAACAGTTATTATCAAGATTAGACAAAGTTAAGGGTAAAAGGGGGTCTTGGACAGCATCTTGTCCATCGCATAAAGATAAATCACCATCACTGGCAATTCGTGAGACGCCAGACGGTACAGTGTTATTGAAATGCTTTGCTGGTTGCACGGCGTCAGAGGTTGTTAACTCTGTGGGCATGGACTTAGTTGACCTGTTTCCACCACGGGACGAAGAGCATCACCACAAACCAACTAAGCCAACATTCTACGCTACGGACTTGCTACGCATTTTATCTTTCGAGTCGCTGTTGCTGGCTGTTGCGGCTAGTGACATAGCTAACGGCAAGGAGATTACCCATGCCGATACCCAGAGGATTAAGTTGGCTGGAGAACGAATTCAGGAGGTAACACATTATGCAAATATCTAACATCGAGCAGAAGTCTAGGGCACTAGACGAGATGCGTAGTGTACGCATTATCCGTGACGGTGACGTTGACTTCAACAAATACATCACGGCAGAAAGCCATGCTGAGCAAGTTAAGCCAGCAAGTCATTGGCTCAAGGAAATACTTGACGAGTTCAAGAGTCCACCCAAGGAAACATTTCAGACCATGCCGTGGGAGAAGACCAAGTCCACATTCCAGTTTCGCCCCGGTGAGGTTACCCTGTACGCTGGTAGCAACGGAGGTGGCAAGAGCTTAATCACTGGGCAGATTGCACTAGGTCTGATGAAGCAACATCAGAAGATATGCATCGCCTCATTCGAGATGAAGCCCAAGCGTACACTAGGCCGTATGCTGAGACAGTTCTGCGGTCAGAACTTTGAAGAGCCACACATGATGTCCAAGGTCTCGTTTATTGAGAAGATTGTCGGACGCTTTGAGGCATACGCTGATAACAAGATTTGGTTGTATGACCAACAGGGAACGGTGAACACCAAGCAAGTAATTGCCGTGGCTAGGTACTGCGCCGTGGAGTTGGGCATAGGTCATATCTTTATCGACAGCCTGATGAAGTGTGTATCGGCTGAGGATGACTACAACGCACAGAAGTATTTCGTAGATGAGTTGACTGCTCTGGCTCGTGACCACAATGTACACATCCACCTGATACACCACATACGCAAGCTAGCTAGTGACGAGGTAACGCCTAAC